AAAAACCATTTTATCTCTTATATTGACTTTGTTCACTGGTTCACAGGTTAAATTAACATAAATATTGCTCATAATACCTTCTTCTGCAGTACGATAAGTCATTGTTGACTCTTCACGCCTCATGGAAGAAGGAACTGCAAGAACCTCTTTATTAAGAATGTAGGCCCAATTAGTTCCATTACAAAGATCACAAGTAAGTTTACCAAATTGCTTATTAACCTCTTGAGCCTTAAAAGTACATGGACAAACTAAAGCTTGATACCAATCGAATCTACTTCCGTAATCCTTTATTAAAGCAATAGCACCATCAGTTGAATAATCAACCTTAATAATATTCTTTAGAGAAATTCTTGCTCCACCTTGAGGGGTGGATCTTTTTACATTAGTCATTACGCACCCACAACTCTAAGACCATAGAAATACTGTCTAAGGATACGAACCAATTCAACATGACCACGTTCATATTGACGAATTCTACCACCATATGCAGCGTTTTCAGCAGACATTGTAGTAGAAATGCTTTGACTCAATCCATCAATTCCGATAGAATACCCCGCCAAACCAGCTTGACCACCAAGAGCAATTTCGCCCAAAACGTTAAGAACGGAAATACAGGCTCTTTCACCAATTAGCTTAACCAAAAGAGCGGGAATCTGATCGTTTGTATCAGAGCCAGCCTCATAGCTGATCTGAAGAATCTGAGGAACATAATTGGTTGACGATAACAGTGGAAAGAACATTAAAATTTGATTAGAAATATTCGCTGATGCCAAAACTCCAAAATAAGGAATTAAGTTTACCTGAGCAGTTTTCTTTTTAAGTTGAATCCATTCTGTAGGAATAGTGATCTTGCTTGTAATAACATTTAATGCCATTTCCTTGACTTTTATCGCAGGTCTTGAGTTTAGCTGTGTAAAACCAAAACCGCTCATCCATTCTTCTAATCTGTAATCATAGGTTTCATTTTCAATAAGTGTTTTCTTTATCGTAATACCAATTAAAGTTTCTGCTTCTGAAATAGCAGAATCAATATAAAACTGCATTGAATCATCTGACAACGTATCATTGTCAAACTTAATTGGAATCTTGAATAAAAAAGTCTCCTTGAGCCAATCAGGAGTTAAATCAGAAATTCTCATATGTTTATTACGCCTTTATTGCAGAAACAGCAGCAGTTACAACACCAGTCCCTGTTATGATTAAATATAAAAAATTTGCATCAGGTTCTCTATATTGAGTAAAAGGAGCAGAATCTAAAAAAGTAGACAAATCTAATGGACCAGATCCTTGAGTAAAAGTAAATCTGGAATCCGTTATTGTTCCAGCAGCCTGTCCAAAACCAATGCTACAAGTAGCTCCAGCAGCAAGAACAGACAGGATTATGAACCTAGTCCCTTTCACAAGAGGAATAGATATTGAACCACTACCACTATAAAATTTTGCTTTATGTTTAATTATCGCAGCTTGATTGTATGATACAATCGGAAGATCAGTGCTATAATCACCAGCATAATCAGTCATAATAACCCTCTGTGTATTGAACTATGAAACTATTTTTTTTATTCTTAAAATCGACTGTTCATTCTTATATACAACAGAACCTATTTTAAGAACTATTATGGAAGAACGAAAAAAGTTTTTTATCTTTTTCACCATAAAGATCTCTTTTCTTATAATTGTTCTGGCGCAGCCTGAGCTTGATCAAGTTGAGCGGGTTTCTGCTTCTTTGGTCTACCGGGACTCTTTTTCTTGGCTACAGGTGTTCCAACTTCCTGAGCAGATTGAACAGGAGCAGGAGCTTCTGCTGCAGCCTTAGCTTGCATGTCTTCCAATAAAGCTTTATGAACCTCAGAACCGGGAGAAATGTTTGGAACTAAATTAACAGTACCTACAGCTTTCTTTAGTCCCATAGACTCAGCAATATTATTCTGTCTTATGGTATCAGCGTGGATTTTGTCTGAATTGATTTTTACAAGATCTTCGGAAGTGAGCTTGTCCAACTGTGCCTGTGTTACAGTTTCATTACCAACACGAATGTAAAGTGTCATTTAACTATACCTCCAGTTTAGGTTATAAGGTAAAACCTCTAAGCTGCAACACCTAGAGGTTCTACCAGTTCAATTTTATTAAGTTTAGGCTCCAGAAATTCCTGAGTAACCACTGTAGCCTGAATAACCGGACATTCCTGAATCACCATCAATACCGGACATTCCTGAATCACCAGAATAACCTGAAATACCAGTAGCACCAGAATACCCGGAAGTACCAGCAGCACCAGAAAAGCCCGAAGTACCAACGGCTCCACTATAACCGGACTCTCCATCCGCTCCTGACTGTCCTGAATATCCAGAATAACCTGAGCTTCCATGAAAAGGAGGAATGTAAGGGTAGCCTACTGTGTCTCCTGCTTGTGGATAATTAACCATCTAAATCTCCTTCTTTATTTTTATCTAGTTCACCAATCTACTAATTAAGGTCCAAACCCGCTATACCCTGAAGCACCTGAAATACCACTATATCCTGAAGTACCAGAAGCCCCATCAAATCCTGAAATACCACTATATCCTGAGACACCAGAGGCTCCGCTATATCCTGAAGTACCAGAAGCTCCACCAGAATAACCAGAAGTTCCAGAAACTCCCTGAAAACCAGAAGTTCCAGAAAGACCATCTGGACCATAGCCAGAAAAACCGGAATAACCACTATTTCCTAGTGGACCCCTTTGACCCCCTAATAGTGGAGGGACATACGGATACCCTGCACCGCCATCACCTGTTTGTGGATAATTAACCATCTAAATACTCCTTATAATTTTCTAAAAAAAAGAGGGGTACAGCAACTCATAGTTTAAGTTTTCTGTACCCCTCGTACATTACATTATGAAACCTATACTATGCTTTTTGCCGATCTTACAAGCTCTAATTATTTAGATTAGAACTTTATGTTGGTGATCTTGGTCCACTTAAGCGGAGCAAAGATTACGGGAACACCGTAAAGCAAGATCATCCACTTGTAAGCAGGAGCAATAGTAGCAAGATCCATCTTTACCAATGGAGCAAGCTGTCTGAAAGTTAGAACATCAGGAGTATTCTGCCCGATGAAAGCAGTTGAAGTGTTAGGAAGTCTTAGGCCATCCCAAAAATAGTTGGTATCAGCAGTTTCTGCTAAGTTGAAAGACTGTACCCAATACTTAGCGGTTCCACCAACCTCAGACACGAACACATCCATGAACTGAGCGGTAAGGGCGTTAGCATCTACACCAGCCACTGCAAACCTAAGTCCGTTTGAACCAGAAAGAGTAATCGCACCACCCAAGCAGGTCTTGGACACTGTTTCACCATACTTATTTCTAAGTGTGAATGAAGACACATAGTTACCAGCAGCAGGAGCAACACCACCAGAAACAAGGGTCTGAGCAGAGGCTGTCACATCTACGGAAGCAAGAGGCATTTCATCTGACTTCAATAGAGCAGCACCAGTTGGAGCAGAGCGAGTCTTCTGTAAAAAGAAGGTTGGCTTTAGGTTAACTCTACCGGCTTGAGTCATAAGACCGTCGATATTGATGTTAACCTGAGTGTTACCAGACTGAGTAGGAAGGATTACTCTCTGAGCAGCAGTTCCAGCAAATTCTTCGTTGATCTTAGCAAGAACTTGGAAAGGAATATAGATATCTGTTGGGAAACCAAAGTTATCTACAACTGTCTGAGCAAGATCGTTAACTACGGTAGTGAAAGGAGTTGTGGAGAAAGTGGTGTTTCTAAGATCATAGGTGTTTCCTACAAGCTTATCCATTCCCATCCATTCAACATACTCTGTTGCTGTACCGGAAGCGATACGTCCATCTGAACGGCCCCAAAACAAACCATTTTCGATCTGACGAAGCATCCACATGATACCGTTGCTGTTTTCCTGAGCAATAACGTCAGGAACCATAGTACGAACCAAGGTCATTGGGTGAGACACTGATCTGGTTGTTCCAACGAACTTAACCAAAGCTGCCTTACGAACATAGTCAGACTGAGTAGCATAAGGAAGTTCACCTTCACTTACGAACCCACCTGTCTGTGTTCCGTAGGTAGTCAATTGGTTATAAACTACTAAAAGGAGATTTTTAGATGAATGACATTAATGGTTTTGGACTTGGTTCACTTCAAGATGTACAGTCCATCAATAAGGCTTTGGAAGGCGTAGGGGGCAATGGAAT